GATATAGGGAGAATGTTCAACGAATGCTCTAGTTTAACTTCAGTGGATTTAAGCAACTTTGATACTTCTAATGTTACGAATATGAATGGTATATTCAGTTATTGTCGTGATTTAACTTCAGTGGACGTTAGCAATTTTGATACTTCAAGTGTTACTGATATGGGTTACATGTTCAGTTATTGCTCTAGTTTAACTTCATTAAATTTAAGTAACTTTGATACTTCTAGTGTTACAAAAATGGGTGCCATGTTCGACAATTGCTCAGGTTTAACTTCGTTAGACTTAAGCAACTTTGATACTTCGAATGTTACAAACACAGTGGGTATGTTCCACTATTGCACTAATTTAACTTCCTTAGACGTAAGCAACTTTAATACTTCTAGTGTTACAAAAATGGGTGCCATGTTCGACAATTGCTCTAGTTTAACTTCATTAGACGTTAGCAGCTTTGATACTTCTAATGTTACCGAAATGGGTGGTATATTTAGTAGTTGCTCTAATTTAACTTCATTAGATGTAAGTAACTTTGACACTTCAAGTGTTACTGATATAAATGGTATGTTCCATTATTGTACTAATTTAACTTCAATTCAAATGCCTAATGATATAGATACAACAAAGCCATCAGCTGACATGAAGCAACTATTCAGAGAATGTTCTAAGTTAGAATGTATAGACAAGATTGATACAACCAATGCCACTGACACCACGGAAATGTTCTATAATTGTGGAGCATTAACAGCGCCTGATAGTACTGATCAAGATGATATTGTCAATAAAGTCAATCAACCGTGGATTAATTCTGGTAGTTGTCCGATAACTGATTTAGACCACGACGGTAAACCTGACGAAGATTTATACAACGGGCCGACAATATTCGGGCAAACTAAAATAACTGAAGACGAAGATAGTATCAATATAGATTTAGATGGTGACGGAATTGCTGATATAATAATACCGCGGTAACAATCAAAGGAACAACATGAGGTGGTTACCACTATTAATTTTATTACAAGGGTGCTCTTTAGAGTCCCCTTTATTTCAGGCAAGACCGGCGGTTAAATCAATAATAATTGAGAAACCACCGACAAGGGTTATATATAGTGGAGCGGTAACCCAGGAAGGACAAACATTTGCAATCAAATGTTTAAAGGAAATGCGAAGTACTAATTATAGAGATTATAAATTTAATTCTGATACAAATATTAACGTTAAATTTGAAACAATAGATAATAGTGAAGCTATATTTAAAAGGCCGTAGGCTAATAAAAGGCCGTAGGCTAATAAAAGGAATATCAATGGAATTTGATGAACAAATACAACAACTTCTTAATAGTGCCCCGGTTGAAATAATTCAACGGGCGGCAACTGATAAAGAAATATTAAAACGTTTAAATAATTTAGACAATAAAACCTTAATTGATTTACATTTGCGAGAACGTGAATTTCAATTAAATATACAAAAGGTTGCAAGCGAAACCTATTTAGAAATCGCTAAAATTATTGCTGAGGCAATTAAAGAAGATAAAGCAAATGAATTCTTAAAGGGTTTATAATGCTTAATAAAATTAAAACATTTTACAAAGACGAAAGTATACCCAAAACCAGGACACATTTAATGTTATATTTAGGGTTATTACCGGTGGACTATAACAAATTAAAAGCAAAATACCCGAGGTTAATTGAATGGTGCGAAGAACAAAATAAAGCCTGGGTTTTAAATAAAGCAATGGAAGATAAAGCATTTGTCGCGGGTTATTATAACGCTAATTATACCGAAGGTGAGAATACAATCGACGTTAATATTAGTGTGTACGATACTCTGACACAAGGCAAGAGTGATATTTAATGCAAATTGAATTATCAAAACCACAATTTGATTTCTTTAATGCAAAAGAACCTATTGTTTTATTTCGCGCGGGGTTTGCTTCCGGCAAAAGTTTTATTGCAACTTTAAAAGCAATTACTTTGCTAATTGAACACCCACACAATACATTTGCTTATTTCCTACCCACTTACGGTTTAATTAGAGATATTGCTTATCCTAATTTTACTGAATTATTAGAAACCTTAGGTGTAAAATATACATTGAACAAAAGTGCGGCTAGTATCAAAATTAAAGGTGGCGGCGAAATACATTTTAGATCAATGCAAGACCCATCAAAGATTGTGGGAACCGAATATGCCGGTATATTTATTGACGAAGCGGATTTATTACCTAAACACAAAATGGAAGAAATCTATATTAAAATTTTAGGTCGTAATAGACAACCGCTCAAGGATAAAAATAGTGTTATATTAGATAAACCTAATCCTTTATTTATAGTTAGTACTCCTGAGAGTTATAATTTTCTTTATAGTCTAGAAAATCGTTTAGATAACAAAAGTAAAATAGTGGTTGCCGAAACAACTAGTAACAAATTTGTACCTGCTAGTTATATTGAAAATCTTAAAGAACAATACCCGGACAATGTATTAAAAGCTTACTTAGGCGGTGAATACGTTAACCTTCAAAATGGAAATGTATACGAATATTTCAATAGAGATACACATGTTCAATCTTTTGAAATTCCATCGGAAATTAATGAAATTAATGTCGGTGTGGATTTCAACATAGGTTATTGTGCATTGACTTTGTCATTTGAATCCGCGGGGGTAATTAAAGTTTTTGATAGTGTCGGTCCACCTAATGTATTTGCAATACGAGAATATTTAACGGACATTGTTAATAAATACAATACCTCTAGAATAAATATATACCCGGATAGTTCAGGTGGTTTAACAAATAGTAATAGTTCAAGAGTTGAATTAGCGGAACTTAGAAAAATACCTAATGCTTCAGTTATAGCCGGCAAAAGAAATCCTGGCGTGACGGATACAATAGTGTGGGTTAATAAATTATTTCAGGATAATAAAATAGTTGTTCACCCTAACGCTATTAAATTAATTGAATCTTTAGAACAACAAGCGTGGGATGATAATGGTAGCCCGCAAAAATTTGGTGGCGCGGGTACCGTTGATGATATTAACGATAGTTTACGTTATTTAATTTATAACAAATACCACAAACACAATAACAAAGTAATAAATAGAAGGATGGTTTAATGAAATATCAATTAATGAGGGATACCTTTGGAGGAAGTGAAACCCTTAAGAAATACGTGGAACGCTTTGTTGAAGAAACCGATGATAGTTTCGACTATAGATTGCGTAATTTAACAATGAAAAATTATTTACGCCGCACAATTAAAAATGCAATAGGTTTAATATTCAGAAAAGACATTCAATATAGTTTTGCCAGTAATTCAAACACCTTTGAACCTAATGAAATATTTGTCGAACAAAATAATAGTACATTGCGAGAATTAACAAGAGAATTATTATTGTTAGGTTCTTCCTATTTAGTAACGGATAATGATGCAAATGAAGTTTATCAATATATTGTCCCGACTGATTCAGTTGAAGAATATTTTGAACAAAATAATGAAGTGCTTTTATTTACTTACGTAACAAATATTGAAGAGCTAGACGATTGGGTTCCGGTTGTAAAAGAATATAGATATAGATGGAAACTTGTAAATGGACTAGCTATTGTTGAAATAGAAATTGACAACGAGCTTTTTGAAATTAAAGAAACAGGGTTGAACTATATTCCGGTGGTTAAATTTTCAATGGGAGCTGATATACCTTTGCTTGATTTAGCAAAATTAAATATTGAATGGGTTAACCGCAGGTCGGAGTTGTCCCGTTATTTAAGAATAGCCGCTTGCCCTGTTCCCACATTCTACGGTATTGAAGGTAATACTAAAATTGTTGTCGGGGTTGATAAAGCTTTAAGTTTTACTGATAAAGATACAGGAGGGTTCGAATGGGTTGAAATGTCCGGGTCGAGTACTGACCTGTTACAAAATGATTTGCAACAATTAGAAAGTGCAATGATGGATACGGCAATCTCTTTAGTTAGTAAACGTGATGTTGCTAAAAACGCGGTTCAAATATCCGCGGAAATAGCTGAAGACGAGAGTTTTCTTACAACCGTTGCTAAAGTGTTAGAAGATGGTTTCAATAAATCATTAATATTCTATTGTGATATGTTAAATATAGATCAAATAATTGCATTAGTTAACAAAGATTTCACAAGCACAATTATAAGTTTAGACGAAATTAATGTCTTACTTGATTTATTAAATAGTGGAACTATTAATCAAAAACAGTTGATGGAAATGTTAGTCGATGGGGAATTCATTCCTCAAACGGTTGCTGATACTAATCCTGATACGAATCAATAAACCTAAGGCCGTAAATAAGGCCACAGGCTATAAAGGAGCAAACATGGAAAATGAAGAAAATAAAGAAAATAAAGTTGTTATTAATAACGTTGAAATAGATGTCAATGAAATTGTTGAAAACAATAAGAAATTAGTTGACCGGTTAAATTTTCTCGAGAAAGAAGCACAAAAGGCTTTTAGCAAAAGAGATGAATTAAAATCAAAACTTAGAGAATTTGAAGAAAAGCAAGAGAATTCTAGCAATAAATCCGATGCTGAAGCAAATCCTAATTTAGAAACTAAACTTCAGGAGATTGCAACCGAAAAGGAACAAATTGTCGAAGAGTTTAATACCTTTAAAAGAGATTCCGCCCTGGAGAGGGCATTATTGACTAAGGATATTCCGGCGGCAACACCTAAGACAAAAGAAATAATTCTTAATATACTTAGGGAAGGCGCGGAATACGAGAACGGCATCGTTTATAAAGACGAAGGTGGCATTGTTTATGGTCCGAATGGAAATCCTTTAACGATTGAAGATAAGTTAAAAGAAATTCAAAATGACGAAAACTATTCTCCTTTATTTAGAACAATGAAACCAGGTGCCGGTTCAAAACAAGGTAACGGCGGGAAAGCGATACCTGATATTAAAAATTTAAAACCTTCAGCGAAGGCAAAATTAATTAAAGAACTAGGCTCTGAGAAATACTTAGAGTTAGTTAAGAAACAAATGAATTAAGAAAAGGAAAGTAAATGGCTTTAAAAATAGATAACGAGGTTGTAAAGACAGCAATGTCAGAAGTATTGATGCAAAATATCAATAACTTCAACGCAGGGACAAATGGTGCAATTTCATTGAGCACTGAATATATTAAAGGTGACGCTGAAGAATTTAGTGGTCTAGCTGAAATTGCAAATATTATTGCACGAAGAGATCCTACGGTTGACACACCTGCCGCGGTTAAAAATATTGATTCAATTGACGCAAACAATATTAAGGTGTATTTCGGTACTGGTGCAATCGAGTTTAAACTTGTTGATGCCGAGAGATACGGGTCGGATTCTGACGCATTTTCAATGGCTATCGGTGAACAAATCGGTGTTGGTTTGATTAACTTCATGTTAAATCAAGGTATTAGTGCCGCTGTGGGTGCTTTGGGTTCAAACACAAATATTATTGTCGGTGATGGTACCGCTGATGTAAGTTTCAGTTTCTTGAATGACGGACTTGCTAAATTCGGTGATGCTAGTAAAAATCTTGTAAGCTGGGTAATGACCGGTAATCAATACCACAAACTAATGGGTGATGCAATTGCTAATTACAACATTGATAGTGTAACCGGTGGTGCAATTCAAACAGGTACAACTGCTTCTCTAGGTAGACCTGTATTTGTAACTGACTCCGCGGGACTAGGTGGTGTTGCAACAGGTGAAGCAATTCTTGGATTGACAGCTGGCGCATTGAGACTAGCGGAAACTTCAGCTAGACAAATTTACAATGAAATTGTTACAGGTAATGAAAACTTGAAATATAGAATTCAAGCGGAATCAGATGTATTGCTCAGAGTTCTTGGTTATTCTTATATCGGACCTGCAAATCCACTTACAGGCGACCTAGAGGCGACCACAAACTGGAATAAAGTTGCAACTGATGACAAAGCAACCGCGGGAATTTTAGTAAACGTAGCTTAAGGAATAAAATGTTAGTAATATATCCGAATGCGGGATATAATTCGTTTGTGGATTTACCGCAGGCGGATGATATTGCCGAGACTTTATTAGGCGGCGACAAATATTTATCTTTAGACGATGACGAACGAAGTAGATATTTAATTGCCGCGTTTAATTATATTTCTTCTTTGGAAGGTATCGAATTTCCGGTGGCTCCTGAAGAATGTATTAATTCAGCACAAGTTAAGATTGCGGTAAGCGAGGTCAATGCTCCTACATTTACTTCATTCGGAACTTCGGGTGGTATTAAAAGTGCAAAAGTCGGTCCGGTTAGTGTAACTTATACCGAAGAGACAAAACCCATGGATCTATCAAATGACATTAAATATTGTTTAAGTAAATACGGCGCTGAATTTAGTTCATACGGTTTTAGTACCGTGGACTTAATAAGAGCTTAAAAATCCTGAGGAGGGAAAATGTTTGCTGATGATATGTTAACAATCGCTAGGGATTTAATAAATGCGTACGGTGATGATGCCGTCCTTGTTGAAGTAATCCCTGGTATATACGATCCATTAGTGGGTACTAAAAATGATACATTTATTGATCACAATATTAAGTTAGTTCAGGAAGATGTAAGTAGTTTGAAATTCACAGGTGAGGATTCACCTAGGATTGAATTAATACAAAATAGTTCAATTAAATTTTCATTTGTATCTGACATTGTCGTGCTAGCTAATTATTTTATTAGATACAATAACAAAATCTATGAAATAACTTCAGCTAAACCTATTACGACCCAGAACACAACTGTTTTGTGGGAAATATTAGCAAAAACTAAATAAAATGTATAATGAATTATTAAAGAAATATAACAAAATTGCGGTGGACCAGGCCCAAGATTTCAAAAGAGAAATTGAAAGGGTGTGGCCAGTTGATTTAGATGATACAAACGGTCATTCAAAAGACAAATGGGTTGTTGAAAATAACGTTGTTAAAAATACATCTTCGTATAGTGCTATATTGTGGATGGGTAGATATTACTCGTCAAACGCAGGCAAATGGATGGGTTCAACACAATTACCACAGGGCGGAGACCCTGTTCTTACTGAATTTATAAGGAAGCAAAATGGTAGAAATTAACATTGAATACTATATCCAACAAGCGTTACGAAATATAGGCATTAATACACATTTCGAAGGCACGGAATATAATCCATTGACTGAACCGAATATTAACGGGGGTGTCGGCGTTGACGAATGGGTTAGTATAATCGTTAATGTTGACGTTGTTGATTCTTCTTTAGAAATTATTAGAGATAATTCTTTGCAATACGGAACGGTATATACAACAATTTACGCAAATACAAAAGTTAGAGTATTAGAAATTCTAGCGGATTTAGATTATATTCTATTTAACAAAACAATTGCAACGCCTTACGGTGATGTAATAATTAGAACACCACGTCGAGTAATATCCGGCGCGGATGGTAAGTTCTTTGCAAAATATGCATGGAATTTTTATATTTAAACAAAGGAAAATAAATGGCAGTAGCAAAAATCGATTCCACCGGTACGGTGATCCGTGTCAGCACTGATGGCGGTACAACTTACGAGCAACTAGGCTGTATTCAAACAGTTGGAGGATTAGAAGAAACTAGACCAGTTACTTCTTACGGTTGTTTGTCCTCAAATGATTCAACAAAATCTTTGGGAGCAATTGAACGTGGTACTTTCGACATTACAGTGCTCTTGGATGTGGATACCACAGGTGCGGCACAACAAATGGTTAGAGACGCGTTTGCGGGTAATACTGAAATCGCGGTTCAGGTTGAATTGTCAAACACAGGTACAACACACGGAACACAATACGAGTTCACGGCACAGGTTTCAAAATCAACGGTTACGGTCGCTAAAGACGAAGCCGTAATGTATGATATGTCTCTTGAGATTACTTCAGCAATTGCGGAAGTGGATCCGGATTAATAAAAGCCCCCTTTGTGGGGGTTCTAACAAAAGTATAGTTAAGGGTTGCGGCTAAAAACCTAATTTAGCAACCCTTTATTATATTTTTAAATTGCAAAAGGAGCAAATAATGAAATTGACAAGAAAAGTAAAACTGGTAATCGAAAATGAAGACGGTAAAATCTTCAATAAAGATGTATATTACAAAACATTGACGAAAAGACAAAACCGAGAGATTCAAGAACTAGTGCTAGAAGCCCAGGAAAATATTGAAGAAGATGCCCTCGGAGCTCTTGACGATGTTGAGGAAGCCGCTAAAATTAAATTTAATTACGCGGTTACAACGAAAAATCCTGAAGACTTAACAATCCTTAGGGAAATCGCCGAGGATTACGGCTATCAGATAATTATTTCTGAAATTGAGGAATTGCTAGCGGGAAACTGAATGACGTGGCACTTGAAGCGGCCACTATATTGCGTAACAATTTCGATAATATTGACTATAATGACGAATTTCTTGTTGAATTATTGAAAACCGCTGTGAAATGTGAACCAAACTTTGGAGCAATGGGTGTCGTCGGTTATAATTATTTATCAGTCAGGGATGCAATCAAAGAAAGTAAATTGCCGTTTAAATACAGGAATTTAATTTGTCAAATCGGAAGATTGCACCATTTAGAAGATAAAGAATTTAGCAAATTGTCTCAAAATAAAGTTGACGTTAGCACACAAACCGCTATATTGTTTAGTGGTTCTTCGTTGTTGACTAAATAACAGGGGTGGTTGCCGCTCCTCTTCCACCCCTCTTTAAAAAGGAGTAGGCTTTGCCGACAAAAATGAACGGAATAATAGACTTAACAAAATATTTAAGAAACGACCCACGGATTATTGATTTTACTATTTCCATGGGAGAATATAAAGTCGAATTAATTCATCGGATTATTGATTTCAATGGGTTTAGAACTAATGTTTATAAATCCCTAAGAAGATAGCGTGAAGTTTGACTTTGCGCTAAAATAATAAATATATATATTATATAACAAATATACAATGCTTTAAGAGAAGCTCCTTTGCTTCGGACAAAACGCTGGGGAATCCCACTTGTGGGGTTTCTCTTAGGGCATGGGGTAGCTCCCGTTCGAAGTGAAGGAGTTTTCCTGCCCTTAAAATTAAAGGCCTCTGGCCGTAAATAAGGCCTCTGGCCGTAAA